ATCCATAGGAGTAGCACGCTTCCTAAAATAAGGAAGGACAAAGCGATTATTATCGCTATCCACTGCAATGTTAAATATGACACTATAATCTGCTCCTTTCTTCGTACTAGATGCAGGGTCGACACCAGTAAATATATTTACAGGTCTCCTCTCGTTTACCTCCTCACCATTAAGGTTCGTCAGAACGAGAGTTGACAACCCTGCTTGGTTTAATTCTACATACCCTTCGTAGTACTGAAAATCTTCTGGTCTAAATAAATTATCTTCATCACCTACAATTTGACACAAGTATTCTCTATAAAATACTGATAATCTGTTGATAGACTCTAATTCTTCTTTTTTCTGTTGTAGTTTTTCTATAGGCCATACTTCTTTCCATAAAGGAATTTGTTTTTCCATGTCAGGCCTAAACTCTAAATTCTTCCAACCTTGCATTCCTTTCAAGGTTTCTACTAGACAACGTTCGTGTTGTGGAGTACCAATAACAGCAATCTTCCCCTTAATAGGGTCTAACGATGGAACACCCGATTGTAACAACCAACGTAAGTTAAACTCCATAGCTTCTGCTGTTTTAGTATTGACTTCATCTTCAGGGTCATCTAGGATAAGTAATGTAGGACGTTGGTTTCCGTGTTTGATACCACGTATCTGCTGTCCAGTACCTTTACAAATAACAATACTACCATCTTTTAACTCAATCTCGTTATTACTCCACTTTCTAGCTGAGTTTTGTCCCCAATACCCAAAAAAATATCGAAACTCTTGTGAATAGTCTAATACATCTTTAATAGTTCCTAGTAACTTCGTTGCGTGAGATTGAGTACGAGATACCAGCACAACTACCTTGACCCCAGGGTCAAACATTAAATGAAACAAAGGATAGACACCAGCAACTACAGAACTCTTAGCATGTCCACGTGGTGCAATAATGTTTAGCTGTTTATTATCAGCATCCATTAAGGATTTAGTAATCTCATAATGGAATGCAGGAGATTCCTGACTAAACATATTAGGCATAATCATTCTTCCAAAAAGAAGCATATCTTTTTGCATCGCTTGTAATATATGTTTTTTATCCATTACTTTTCTAAAATAACGACTATTTCCATATCTTTAGCTACTTCTATTAAAGTAGCAAGAAAGATATCTATATCAGTTTTCTTGCCCTTCAAGATAATTTTCTGTTTCATCGGGTAATTCCTGTGTTTTAGTTGCTGTTAATTTACGTGTCTGCTTTTCAAAGTTTGCAGATATTTGATGAGACAGGTCCATTTCCAAAGTATCGGTCTGTGTTTTTAGTTTTGGCTTCATTTCTAAATAATCAGACAATTCTTTAGCAGCTTTTATCATATTGCCGCTATCTTCTTTGACTCTTGCTACATCAATGGCTTCTTTTATGGTATCTAGCACAAATCCTTCATCAATACCACGTTCAGTAAGCACTTCTTGCATTTTTTCTTTAATCATTCGCTTCATTCCTTTAGTTTTCAAAATTCTTTTTACGCTCCAGGACGGCTCTTTATGGTCTGGCCTATATATTTGCCCTAATTTATTAAAATCTGGCTGTTTTCCTGCCATTATGTACGTCATATACGCATCTAGCATGTCTTTTGTCCTACGTTTTTGTAGTTCTAAGTCCATATGAGACTTGGTAGAGGTCCCACTAAAGTTTTGACTATCCCAATGTGGCTCAAATAACAGTTTTCCTTTGTCAGTTATCCATTGTTTACCATAACAATAGGTCATTTCTATACCAGTAGCATAGGTTTTAACATCTAAGCACTCTGCAATATACCCATCATCGGATATTCCATACTCTCCAACCTTGCATTTCTTCCAATGTTTAAATGGTTTAGTGTATTCTTCTTCAGTATACACTGGATATTCCATTAATTGGTAATTATTTATCTTCAGCTTTCTTGGTATCAGTATCATGCTTTTCTAATTTCTCTTTTAAATAGGTTGTAAATTCATCTGCAGTCTTATTAAACTGAATAAATTCATTTAATAACCTGTCAACATTAATTACCATCTGTACTACTTGCTCTACACGCATTGCAAGATTCGTCATAATGTTGGTCATCTCTTTATTAGTTAACTTTTGTTTTGCTTTTTTCATTTGACTCCTCTACTTAGTCTTATAAGCTTAATCTATATACGTAACACTTAATCTTATAAAGATTAAGTGTGTTAGTCTTAACATATACTTAGACTATACGATGAAGACTTTATCGTATATATACTTAGTCTATATATACTTAAACAATACCCTACATTAATTTTTAACAACTGTAGCAATTCCTAGTTCCATTTCATCCATAACAGCATAGACTTCAATCTGTGCCATAACATAGTCATAAATATGTGCATCTCTTGCAAAAGGGTTTTCTTCTGCTACGACTGCTTTTACAACACGTTTTTTATTTTTGTCGTAAAATTCTATTATTTTCTTTTTTTTAGCAGTCATACTGTAATTTACAGAAAAAACCTTGCTGTTGTCAAAAAAAAATTTCCAAAAAAAAATTGGGTTAGATTGCGTGTGGGAGATATATATATAACCTACTCCCCCTTATATTTGGTTGACAACTGTTTATCTGGTTGAAATTTCCTCGTTCATTTCGTAGGGGCTTAATGCCCTACTCATTCACTCGTCATAAAAGTCTCGGCGTTCCCTCGTACCTCGCTCACACAGAACTTTATCTATATGATTCCTCTTAATGTTTTATCTTTCTGATTTAGTTTATCTTTAAGACTTTATCTTTCTGATTTTTTTATTTTATTAGTAGGGTAGTTGATAGGCCCAGCTCAACATCGGACTTATTCGAATCACTACCGTATGGATAGTTTATATCACCCTACTAATAAAGTATATCATCATAATATTAATTTAACTGAAAGAGAGTTTAGTATGTCTATATATACATTCCTACTTAAGAACAAAAAAGTCAAAGTAATGGCAGAGAATGCTCATGTTGCTTGGAACTTTATCAAAAGTAGAACTAACTATAAATCATTAAGCTTTGCGGAACAAGTCGAAGTAAAGCTAATGGAAGATGAAAGGGTGCTCAAATGAAGTGCCCTTTAATCTACAAGAGTGATTTAGTGCATTATGTATGGAAATTAAATACTGCTGTATCTAAGTCTAAAATTAATAAGATGACTAAAAGACAATTATATGCTATATGGTATTCTCGTAATGTTTAATACCCTACAATTCTTATAATGTCTTCTTTCATCTTTATGATTTTTTTCTTTTTTGTTTATATATAATAATAACAATCCTACTCTGTAGGGAAAGTGAGTAATAACATGAATAATCAATATATAACACTAAGCAACGAAGTAACAGAAAATGGTAAGACTACAAGCAAACCCTTTGCATATGTTGACGCTATGGATGCCTCAGGTAATTCCTTAAATAGCGAGACTATCAAAGATGCCAAAGGTCCTATCAAATGCTTCGTGCGTGGCACCGCAGGTTCTCTTGATACAATCAAAGCTATCTATGATATGGATAGAGCTGAGCAATCAGAGCACGAATTTGTAGCACAGGTGTCAGATGCACTTGAAGAGCTTAATGCAAGAATACAATTCAGAAGTTCATTCTACAAAGTGAGCGATGCAGGTAAGACATCTGCAGGATTGTTCTATGCAGCTTCAGACGAAGTAATCTTAAGCAATTCCTAAGTGCTTAGAAATATGGGTCCTACTACTGCGGTAGTAGGGCTCATTTTTTTAAATCATTGTGTATCCTCCTTTGTCGGATACAAGTCTATATCTATGTTCGCTCATTCTTCGCTCACTTTGCGTCCATAGTCTAAACAAACAAGCTTGCCTGGTCTAAACAAGCTAAACCTTTTAACTCTTTGATTTTTTATTTTTTAGTTTAAAATTGTAAGATATATTTTATATAAGTGATGACAAGTCATAGCTAGTTGCTTATACGAAATAGAATATACAAACCTGTGAATAAAGCACGTCGAGGTCGTGTGCTACGAAGTCAGGTATAATGTTTACCAGATATGGATTGGGATTATACAAGTGTATAACCAAGTCAAAAGACAAACATTAGTAGTAGAGAGCCACTAAATCCTCCTGATAAGGTAAGGTTAGTAGCACGATTACTTTAAGCATAGTAAATAGGGTAAAATCATGGCAGGCGAGCCCTTCTATGCAATATATATATTATCAACGATATAGGGTGGGAACACCAATTCAACTATATTGCGATAGTCAGATATGACATATGTATTAAGTAAGTTCAGCAGATAATTGCAAAATCTGAGCAGAACAATAAATCACACCTACTTGCAGGTCAGCCAAATCCTGCGTATATTCACATCTTACAATTTTAAACTTTTTAAAATCATTGTATCGCCTTTGGCGATAAGTCTATTTTTGTATGCATATATGATAGTGAACAATTCATTGAGATATCTTGAAAATCGTCATAGATTGCCTAATCACATAAGTGATAGGGGCTGAATCGGATTGATAGAGTAATATATGCATACATTTAATTAAATATTTCGTAAATTAACATAGATAAAAAAGGAAAAAAATATGAAACAGTTTAACATATTCTTAGTATTGTTTGGATTAGCAATGACATTTGCGATTGTAACTAATAGTGACAATAAGGTGGGTTTTGTAGAACATACTCCACATCTCCCACCTGCAAAATATAAGCAGTCTGAAATACCAGAAATACCTGAATTAACAGCAGAACAAAAAGCTGAAGCAGATAGTATGCACAAAGCATATATCAAACAAGCAGAACTACAATCAGAACGCAAGAGTGTGCAATCTATGCGTGATGATGTCATCAAAATATTAGATGAAATAGTAGAAGAAGATTCTACAGTTACTATATCATTTAATATGACGACTCGTAATCCATTTAATTGGAACAAATAAAGGACAATAAACAAACCATTTTTGGTAACAAAGCAATACATAGGTTTTGTTTATCTTGATTTGTCCTTTCCCTATGTATTGCACAATGGGTCAATGCTCTATCTACCTCTCTTTCTTACTCACATACAACAATAAGAAGAGTGTTGACCCAAAGTATTAGATTAATCAAAAAAGTTAGGAACAAATATGAAAATAAATCTTACAAACAATGTGAACCAATTTGAAAAAATTGTAGAACAGCACAAAGAAGAAAACAAAATTATGCTAATCAGCATAGATAATGAAGGCAATGTTAGTCATTTAGGAAACTTTGACGAAATTGAACAGATAAACGAATACAATGCATCAGATAGAGTTATTGATATGCATGAGGAGTGGAGATGAAAGACAAAATGAAATTCTTTATCATAGACCCTAAATCAAGAACTATCAATGATTTAGAAGTAGATAGAGATACTTGGGACTACAAACAAATCTACAAATTATTAGGTATTGATAATACCTTTGAATATGTATGGTTGGGTGAAATTGAAGATGAACCATTTGAAAATGGATTATACATTGACGGTGAAGGTATGTTAAAGAATGCTTTTTCTGGTCCAAATGATAGTCAAACAATATGGTATTTTAATATCATCAATCAAGCTGGACACGAACATACCATTGCAGGTCCAGCAATAGTCGTTGGAACTGATGAAGAAGGGGATACAGACTCAACAAACTTCACAAGAGAACGCTTAGAATCAATCGTTGGTTGGATACCAGATGGTATTGAATATACACCAGCACCACCAAAGATATATGCGTTTTAGTTATGGAAATACCAACTAACAAAAAAATAGAAACAATCATAAAGGAATTAAAAGATAATATACAGGCAATTAATATAACTGTTAATCATATGCATTCTGGAAACATGAAAGAAAAAAAGAAAGATATGTATACTTTTTGTAACAGTTGTCGTCTATATATAGATGCTTTAGATTGGATAATTAAAAACGAATTAAAAATGTAGGGGGTGACACACCCCTTACATAGTTAATTAACAATAAAAAAAAGGAAAATAAAAATGACAATAAATAGAATAATGTATTACACAAATCGATTTGTAAAAGATAGCAATCCAACTTTACAAATTGCAAAACAATGGTTTACATATCATAAGATAATGAATGTATTAGGTCAACCAACAGAAAAAGTTCTTGGCGATGTTTTAAGTTTCAACAATGCTATGTTATTTCTGAAGAAAACAAGTATTCGCAACGAGTTATCAAAGGTTTATGATGATTGCGAAATAGATGTTGACGCTCAAGTAGATGTTTCAATAATTCAATCAGTTGATTTTACATTAGAAGGAATAGCAGTAGAAAACTTTCATTCATTGGATATTGAAGGTGATAGCTATGTAGAACTTGAAGCTGAAGACTATATAGATAACATAAGAGATGAAATCGAAAACTATGGTTATGATATAGATATTGATTCATCACAATTTCGTCCAACTTGGAATGACTTTGAGTTTGTTGAAAGACCAAGTGATTGTATATTAGTCAATTATTTGTATCAAAGAAATGAAGACTATGAAGCAGATGATGTTCAAGATTGGGTAGAAACTAAAGTAAATACTATCTTTGAAACCAATACACA